AACATAAATATAACGGGCGACCAAGGTAAAGCCTTAAATAATAACGAGACTATTTTAAGTACTGGGCTCGTAGGGTTTACGCAAGGGTCTAACCAAAGCGTAACCCACTTAATAAAGACTAGCGTAGCGGGCGGCTTGCGAGATGCGTGGATAGGTAAAGAGGGAGCGTTTACTACATACCCTAACTCGGCAACCTATAACACAGACCTAAATATTAATAGTTTTAGGCTACCACAAAAAACCGTTATACTTTTACGTATAACTCTACAAGCTACTACGGCGACTACTACCAATACTTTAAATACTCAAACGTGGAACGAGGTAACAGAGTTTAAAATACTTAGCGGTACTGCGCCTATAATTTTGTCTAGTACTCAAATATCTAGTACACAAAGTAGCCAATTTAGCGGGGCTACTATTTCTATTATACCGACCTCTAATATACCATATGTATACAACGCCTATTTAATAAAGCTAGGGCTACCTTTTAGTACGTTAGTAAACGAATGCGACTATAGTATAAAAACTGAGTATAGTACTACACCTCTAGCGGGTACGGTAACCTCTAATATATTGCCTACCGACATAAGCAACTTAAGGCTTTGGCTAGATGCTAGTAACTTTAGTAGTTTAGGCTTTAATACTGTAGCGGCAAACGGTCAGCTATTAAGCTCTTGGAATGATTTAAGCGGGGCAAGTAATAACGTAGCACAAACAAACGCTACCTATATGCCTAGATGGTTTAGCGGCTATACAAACGGTAGACCTTATATAGACTGGGACGGTACAAGCGCTTGTATGTTTAGCACCGCCTCGGCTCTTACTCTTTTAGCTAATAGCGATAATACATTTATAGCAGTTTTTGAGAGCGATATAACGACAAGCGAAACCTCGGGGCAAATTGTAACGGGTGTAAATACTAGTACGGCTTTACCTCGGGCGGGTATAGCGGTAAACCCTAACGGCTCTTGGGGCGGTGCGTCTAACGACTCAGTAAGCTATTACAATAGTACTAATTTAGGCTCTCTATTTAGTACAAGCATATCGTCGGCGGGTGTAACAGACCCGAAAATAGTAGTAGGTAGAAAAAACGGAACGGCTTTGGACATTATAGACGAAAACGGTAGTACTAATACTGGGACGGGTAGCAATACTACGACGGGTGCATATTATACCGTAGGCGGTAGGTGGAACGGTTCAGTAGATTACGCCGAATTTAACGGTAGAATACACGAAATAATAGTGTATAGCGATAACATAAGCAACGCAGAAAGAGACAGACTAATTTTTTACCTAAAAAACAAATGGAATATACAATAGAACTAACAAGTAAAAAACAAACTTTAGAGGTAACTAACCTTTATAAGTATGACAACCTAACCAAACATTTAGAGACTTGTATAGACGTAATAGCGCCAACGCTACACGTATTACCAAACTTTAAAGAGTATTACACCCCTAATAATATAGCGGACTATTACGACACTTTAAAACGTAATTACCAAGTAAAATTAAAAGAGTGGAAAAATAGAGGCGGACTATGGAAAAACTAATATTTGATATTGAGATACGCACCCAACTAGACAAGGCTATAGAGCAACTAGAAGAGGTAGCAGATGCAACCGAACAAATAGCAGACAATACAGAAGAGCTAAAAAAGCAAGGTAAAACCACGGGCGGCGCTATTAAGGGTTTAGCTAAAGGCTTTAAGGGTTTAGGGCTTGCAATGAAAACGGCGGGTATAGGTTTAGTTATTGAGGCGTTTAATATGCTCAAAGAAATAATTAAACAAAACCAACCTATAGTGGATTTAATGGATAAGGGAATGACCGCCCTAGGTATTGTATTTAATCAAGTAGCCGACGTAGTAGTAGACTTAGGCGGGTCTTTATTTGAAACCTTTAGCAACCCTAAAGAGGCTATTTTAGATTTGTGGAATTTTTTAAAGCAAAACCTTATTAATAGACTTATAGGCTTACAGGACACTTTAGGAGCTTTTGGTAAAATATTAGAGGGTGTATTCACTTTCGATTTTGACAAAGTTAAAGAGGGTATGAGCGACGTAGCAACCGCAACCATACAAGTAGCTACGGGACTAGACGAAGTACAACAAACCAACGCCGTAGAGTTTTTTGTAGATACCGCTAAAGCTATTGCAGATGTAGCAACCGAGGCAGTTAAAACCGCCGACGCATTAGTAGAGCAACGTAAAGAGGTAGAACTTTTAGAGGCGGGCTCACAAAAATTAATGCTACAATACCAAACGCAAGCCGAGGTACAAAGACAAATAAGAGACGACGAAACAAAAACCTTTGCAGAACGTAAAAGCGCTAACGAAGAGCTAGGGCGTATACTCGAAGAGCAACTAGGTAAAGAACAAGAAATAGCACAAAAACGTTTAGACTTAGCAATACTAGAGGCTTCAAAAAACAAGGATAGTCTAGAATTACAAAAGGCAGTTATAGCCGCAGAAACCGAACTAGTAGACATAAAAGAACGTATAACGGGACAAGAGAGCGAGCAAAAGACTAACGAGGTAGCTTTAAATAAAGAACTATTAGAGAGCCAAAACGAGCTAAGACTAGCAACCCTAAACGACAAACAGTTAGAGTTTGAACAACTAGAGCAAGACTATAAAGCTAGGTTAGATTTAGCACGCAAAAGCGGCGAGGACACCGTAGCTATAACTAAAAAATATAACGACGACGTAGCAAAAGCTAACGAGAAATATAGAGACATAGAAATAGCCAAGCAAAAGCTAGAACAAGACACAAAAATAAAAACCTTACAAACTGGTTTAGATATAGCAAATACTTTATTTGAGGGTAACGAAAAGGCGCAGAAAGTATTTACTCTTGCTAAAATAGGTATAGACACCGCATCCGCTATCTCGGGGCTTATGGCAGCTAGCCAAAGTAACCCCGCTAACGCTGTTACTTTTGGGGCTGCGGGAATTGCTCAATATGCGGCGGGACTTTTAACTATTGCGAGTAACGTAATGCAAGCCAAAAAATTACTATCTAGTAAAAAACCAAAAGCCCCAACGGCAAGCGGTGGCGGTGGAGGTGCGCAAGCCGCTGCAATAAGCGCAACAAATGCAGCAATAGAGAGCAATATAGACGAACCACTAGAGAACGCCGAAGAGTTAAGCGAGCAAAGCGTAAGTAGTTTTAACTTAGGGCAAAGCTTAGACGTTTTCGGTAGTAACAACCCTATACAAGCCTACGTAATAAGCCAAGACGTACAAGAGCAAAGCGCAGTTAGTGAACAAATAAGCCAACGGGCTACACTTTAACAACCATTATACAACTAGTTACTTTTATATAAACCTTTAAAAATTAAGCAAATGACTAAAATAGTAGAGTTAATTATAGACGACGAAGCCCTAGAAAACGAGGACGGAGTTTTTGCGATAAGTTTAGTAAACCAACCCGCAATACAAGCCAATTTTATAGCACTAAAAAAAGCTAGTAAAAATATAGAGGTAAAATTTAACGAACTAGACGCAGACAAACAACTACTAATAGGGGCGGTACTTATACCCGATAAGCAAATACTAAGAGTAGACCCCGAAACTGGTAGCGACTACTACGTATACTTTACAAAGGCTACAATAAGAAAAGCAAGCGAGCTCTTTTTTATGAGAGACAAGCAACACAACCACACAATAGAGCACCAAAAAGAGGTAACTAACTTAACAGTAGTAGAGTCTTGGATTAAAGACGGTAAACTAGATAAGAGTTACGAGTATGGTTTTAAAGATTTACCTATAGGTACTTGGTTTGTTTCTGTTAAAGTAAACGACCGTACTGTATGGGACAAATACGTAAAGACGGGCAAGGTACAAGGCTTTAGTATAGAGGGCTTTTTTACAGACCGTCAAACAATACTAAGCGAAGACGAGAACATACTAAACCGTATACGTAAAGTAATCACCGAGAGCGGGCTATAAATTTAGCTTTGCTTTGAAAGTCTAGGGCGTAATGACAATCGTAACAAAGTAGGCGTATATTGTTAGGGTCTAGTCTTAGCTCGGGGTATAAGCCTTTAGGTTTAATGTGTGCAAAGTGCCAAGCTTTAGCCTCGTTTCCTAGGTGCTCTTTGCAGTTAGTACAAACGTGTGGGCGCTCTTGCCAAATACTAAAAAACAATATTTTTTCCCCCGTAGGTTTTCGTCTTTTCATTTTTTTATTTAAAGATAAACTAACTTAATTAAAAAGCGTCTTTGTATTAGTGAACATATACAAAACTATGAAAAACACTATTAACCAAATTAAAGCTATTTTAGGTATGGAAACTACCGAAATAGAGCTAAAGGCAGAGGCGGTACTAGTAGACGGTACTAAAATTGGCACGGACGCAGAAGCTTTTGAGGACGGCGTACTAGTATTTGTAGTAGGCGAAGACGGCGAAAAAATGCCGCTACCTACGGGCGAGTACGAAGTAGACGGCGGTGCTATAATGACCGTAGCAGACGGCGAAGTAACTAGCTTACTACACCCCGAAACCGACAACAAAGAAGACAAAGCCGAAGAGGAAATGAGCAAAGTAGACCTATCTAACTTTGTAACAAACGAGAACTTTGTAGAAGCTTTAGAGGTTTTACGTAACGACTTTAAAGAAACCGTAGAGGGTTTAACTAAAGAAAACGTAGAGCTAAAAGCCAACGTACAAAAACTATCTAAACTTTCGGCGGTTAAGCCTTTAAAACATAATGCCCCCCAAACAAACAAATCGTATAACACGGGAAACAAATCCCTAGATATGATTTTAAACCTTAAAAACAACTAGTAAAATGGCAAACGAAAAATATAACTTTGCATTCCCTACAGTTTCCCCAAATACAACTTATGCGGGCGAGCTAGCACTACCATACTTAGCGCCAGTAACAAGCGCTAATTCAATCGTAAACGGGTATATGACCTCTTTAGCGGGTGTACGTAACAAGGCGGTAGTATCCTCTTTAACAAGCGCAGACCCTATAGTAGGTTCAGCTTGTACGGTTACAAACGGCGATAACTTAACACTAGGCGAGAGCGTGTTAACTACTACCGACGTAATGGTAAACGAAAGTATTTGTAGAGGTACTTTATACCCGACTTGGGTAGCGCAACAAATGAACGGAAACCGTAACGGCGAGCCTACAGACTTTAT